CCATTCTTTGTTGGATTGAAAAGATGTCATTTGGCGCACCTTGAGCTAATGGACTTTCTGCTTTATCGAAATGTGCGCTCTCACCAAAACCAGTCACAAACTCATCTGGATTTTCAGGATCAATCTGTCCAGTATTATATATAACTGTCTCGTAATCGATAGTCATCTGATTAGTCATCGTACCGTTACCCTCATTGTAATTGTAGGTATCGTGCGAGAAATTAGTAATTATAGGATTAATCAGAGTATAAGCAATAAAATTATTAGCCCATAATCCATATACAGTAATATCTTTAAAGAAAGGAATCTTAGATCCGAAGTTTGGATAGTCTGGATTCTGTCCTGCATTAGTGGACCCTCCCCTATAACCGTATTCTTGATCACCGGTTATAGAAGGGTCATATATATTTCTTCTGTTATAGTTCTTTAAGGCTGGTTGAGTAGCAAAAGGATTTACACTTGGGTTCCATGAATCTGCATAGTAGTATTGATAATATGCATGCCACATTGCAGTAACTTGACTCATGTTATCATCGTGAAAAGTCACATTGATAGGATCGTATTTAATCTTTGTCTGAACGATTCTTTTTCTATTATACTGGTTTAATTCGCTAGTATCAAATTTAAATGAAGGTAATTTAATTTCTCTAACTAAAATACCATAGTTCTTGCCAGTTGGAGGTTGCCACGCATCTTCATTGATATTGAAGTATGTGTGAAACATGAACTTGACTTTTGGAGCATTGCCCATGCCGCCCGGAACAAATACTCTAGAGGCGTGTTGCCAGTCACGTAAAGTTACACGATTTCCCAGCCCACCGAATACGTCTCCGACGATATTGTTTACGTAATCCTTAATTGCCATCAAGCCGTCTCCAATTTATATAATGTATTTATCATCCAAAAAAAGACCAGGTATTAATACCTGGCCTTTTCAGTCTAGAACGATACTTAAAAACTATTATACAGTTTCTAAGTTTGCACCAGTTGGGGTAGGACCACCTACGCCATTGTTTGCACCACCTAGACCGTCTGTCTGTACAGCGTTATCATAACGAATCGTCATAGCGATTGTAACCGCATCTGATGTGCCGTAGTTAAGAGTCTGGTAGTTAGCTTGTTGTAAGAAACATCCTGATAGTGACCAGTCTTCTAATACTTGTGGCTCGTTAGAACCGTTACCACCGTCTAGAATCTGAATGTCCATATCGAACTTATAGTTGCCACCAGCAGTTGCAGACGATTGATTAAAGAAGTCTAATTGTTTCTGTAATTGTGCGCCTACAGCCGCGGAAATAGCGCCTGTTGCGTCATCTCTGACGTTTAGAGCAAGTGTCTGCCATGTGTGTTTACCTGCAAGATATACACGTGAGTTGTACACGTTAAGTGTAATCTCATCAAACTGCACCTGAGGTCTCGCACAATCGATAACTTGCCTTGTTAGTACAGTTTGATCTGCACTTGGGAAACCGAAATTACTGAACATGACACGGAATCTGTACTGTAATTTTGGCATTAATAACTTTTCATTACCGGTACCTTCAGGAACTACTGAAAGGTTTTGTAATGTTGCTGATGCTGAAGGCATTGTAAATCTCCTGTTATATTATTTATTTATCTAAATTCTTAGAAAGTGGCCGAAGCCACTTTCTAACTTTTCTCTATTATGCTCCGCCACCTGACAACTCACCAGTGTTAAAGATTCTAACAGGAATGTAGATGAACTCAGCGGCTTTGACTGGCTCTACAGCGATGTCAATCCAAAGTTCGTTTCTATCAATTCTTGCTGGTGTGTTATTAGAAGAATCACAAACAACAGAATAGTCGTATAGACCGCGCTTAGATACTAGATCCTGGAACAATGTCTCAATAACTGCTTTGATTGAGGTTCTTGTTGCAGTATCGTTAGGTTCAAACACGAACGGTCTTGCGGCAATCGTTAATTGTCTACGGATATATGCAACTAAACGTGCTACGTTGATTCTGTCAAGTGCTGACTGTGAATCAAATGATGTTTTGTTACCATAGTTCAATAAACCGTTACCAGTAAAGAATACTAGTGGGTTGATGAAGTTAGTGTAAAGAACATCTCTGATGCCAACACGTGTTCTGATTGTCTGGAATTCGCCAGACTGTGCATCAATGTAACCGATGTTTGTAGCATTGTCAATGATACCGCGTCTTGTACCTGCTGGGGCTAACCAGGGGTAAGCGATTTGGTCATTGCGTAGCATTGTTCTTATCATCATGTGTGATGATGGAACTGCTACTAAGTTTCCTGACAAGTCAGTTGTGATACCGCTTGGATAGAATAGACCCAAGTATGTATTTCTTGTTACACATCCATCTTCACCTGTTGATGTTGCGCCTGCGGCGTTAGTTGCCCAAGCCTGAATCTCAGTTGCAGAATCAGCAAGTCTCATTGGTGTATCACCAACGATGTAAGATGTCTCACCTCTATCAGAGTTTAGAACAACCATGTTAGGTTGTAACTCAGGATAGTTAGGAGCTGCCTGTAAGTTGAAGAAGTTATCTTCATCTCTGATAGCTGTATTAGTATCAAGTGCGGCTCTCATTGCCTGTACAACCATTGCTCTTTGAGCCTTACGACCCATGTAAGGAGCACCGTTTGATTGTAAGCCAGAAGCACTTACCCAAGCATCTTTCTGTGTTGGTAATGATCCGCTGTTAGGGAATCTATCAGCATTGAACCAGTTAACACGATACTGCTTGACGTTATAACCAGAACGTCTTGTGTTGAATAACAACATACCTACTGGATATAGTGCATCATTTGGAGCATCGATATCTAAGTAATCGCTTGCTAGTAGAGCAGTGATACTTGGGATAGGATCATTAGCTGGGTTAGTTGTGCCGTTTGTAGCCCAACGTGCATCAGCAAACACGATACCAGAAGGATTAATCTGATCAGTGTTATCGATTCTTACCCACTTATCAACACCTTCAACTTGCTGCCAGCGATTGATTACTGGGTAGTTTTCAAGATCAGTTGTGTCGATCCAGAGATCACCGTATGCAAGTGATGTACCATCAGATTGAACTGTTGGCTCAGATGCGCTTACGATAGGACCTGCAGGGTCAGTTGAGTTTAAGATGCTGGGTGATGGTAGACCATTAGCATCGTAACCTTGATTTTTGTAACCTTTCCAAGCACCGTTGAAGTTGATCATGATATCAACTTGGTCTACTGTTGAGTAGAACCAGTTAGTTAAGTTATCAGGGATAGATGTTGGCTCACCTTCGTTTGAAATTAGTGAGTTAGCACCTGTAGTTGTTAGTGAGAATGCTCTCCAGTTAGACAACTGAACTGTGTAAGAAGGAGCACCTTCTCCTGAGAACCATGTCCATGATGTTACAGATCCTGCGCCATCAACTGAAGTAACTGTTACAGTTAAGTCATTTGCTGGGCTTGATCCACCTAGATCAGTACCTGAGAACACAACTCTATCACCTACAGCGTGACCTGAACCACCTGCTACTACAACACCTGCGCTGAAATCATAGTTCTGATAATCATTAGTTACAGAAACCTGTAAATTGATACCTGCGCCTGTTGTTGAGCTTTGGATAGGCTGAAATACAACATCATTTTTTGCAGGACCATATTTGGCACCTGCTGTTGTATTAGCTACGAAACCTGCTTCACTCCACAAATCTTGTGAAAGACCGGTTGATGTATCGAAATCGTCAAGTACAATTACACCACCTGCTGTATGAGTGATAGTGATAGAACCATCATCATTAACTTGAGCAGAAGTATAAGGAACGTTTGCAGCCGACCATGCAGTCACAAAGTCTGTAGCGTCAGAGTTATCTGCTAAGAAGAAGTTGTATGCAGAACTCAAAGATGCTGATCCTGGAGTTGATACTTGAATTCTAGCAGAGTAAGGACCATTTGTAAAGTCAGGAGCAGTGTTAGTACCCTTGATTGCTGTTGGACCTGTACCTGAACGATACCAGTAGTATAGAGGACTTGCATTATATTCGCCGTCATATCCGTACTGAGTATACACAGAGCCAGCTGGGATAGCTTGTCCACCTGTTGAATCAACAGTAACGATCTGTGCCCAGTCAGAAGAAGCAAATGTTTGTATTTTAGGCACAAACGATGCAGACAATGAATCGTATTGAGAGATTGCTGGATTTAAGCCGTTACCTGCTGTACCTACCTTAACCCAGATAGAACCAGTTGGTGCTGGGTTAGATTGTCCGGCTTGCCATAGTGGCTGTTGAGCAGATGTTCCGTAGAACACTTTTGGCTGGAATCCAGTAGTTGTTGCCGCAAAACCTAAATCTGCAAGAACTGTTCCTGTACCGTTTAGTACTCGTACAAAGTAGGTTGATGGGTTATCACCACCTGTCTGTGCTGAGTAGATAGCAAGTTTGTTATCCTGCACTGCGGCAAATAGATATTTCCAGTTAAGAGCATTGATATCTGCGGCAACCTGGCTAATAGTGTTATTTGGTGCAGCCTGAACAGTGATAGTTGCTATGTTTGTGCCGTTTAAAGCAAGATCAAATGTGTCACCTGCTGTTAACGTTGGGTTAGAGTTATTACCTAAAAGTGCAGGCCATGCTTTGAACCATTCTTCACTTCCAAGAGCTACCCAAGTATTAGTTGGAGCTTTGTAGAAGTAGACTGGTGCAGTCGATGCACTTGGATAATTGTAGTTAGCGATAGCAACTACAGCATAGTCACCGATATTACCAACTGATCCTAGTGGTGCGCCTGCTGACAATAGATCACTGTCAGTGATTACGATAGGATTCTTAGGAGTGAAAGAACCAGTAGTTGCATTAAATTCATTGATACCCCATGTAGAAGTAGTTGAATCTAACCAATAAGAATCATCTTCTGGAGCTCCAGTTGGACGACCTGTTGAACCTACTAGACTTGCTAAGTCAATGTCTGCTCTTAAACAGAAGACTTGGTTAGATACACCAAGTGCTGAATAAGCCGCTAACAATCCATACTCGTTCAATTCGTAACCCTGAATAGGTGTACCGTTTGTTGTAGTATAGAAGAATGGATTACCGTACAGAGTGACAAGATCACGCTGACTTGTAATGCGATATAATTTATTAGCATTTGCGGCAGTAGTGGCTGCGGCAATGCCTGTACCTGTTGGATCTGCCTTATCTTGCGCTGTTGCTAGCAAGAAGAAGGGTACTGATGCTGGTGCGCCTGGTAAGTATTGACTCTCGTCAATGATCGTTACTTCTACGCCTGGTGATGTAAGTGCCATAGTATTATTCCTTTTGTATGATTGTGAGGGTTACCCCCTGAGTTAATTCATACTATTATTTATCTTCTGGTGAGAAAAAACGCTTATTACGGGGCCTTCGAAGGTTTTTTATAAATATTATTATGCCTACAAAAAGACCTATTTGTAAGAATTGCAACAAGAACGTATGTGCAGTAAATTACATACGTGATGGTGTGCGGCATTACCGAAGCATCTGTGACTCTTGCGGTAAAGATAGAAAGAAGACTAGAAAAACATTCTCTTGGGAGAAAGCAGGTTATCAAAAAAAGAATATATGTGATGTGTGCGGGTTCACCGCACTATATCATACACAGATGACTGTGTTTCATATAGACGGTGAGTTGACTAACACTGAGTTTTCTAATCTACGTACTATCTGCTTAAACTGCGTAGAAGTTGTAAAAAAGAAAGAAGTTCGCTGGAAGCGAGGAGATTTACAAGTCGATTACTGATTCTACTAGATAATGTAGATCGTCAATCGACCCGTTATTATCTATCACATAATCATATTTCAATCCCACGCTACTATACTCGCTTGCATGAACATTATAATCCATCAATTTTGCGAGTGCTTGAGGGTTCTGCGTGAGTGTGTATTCTTCAGCGTGGTGATACCATTCTGGATTCTCTCCCCTGACTACTCTAATAACTGTACCACCTGAATTCTTGATAGCGTCAACTTCATTTGGAAATCTACAATCAGTGATTACTACATTGTCTTTGATCTTGCGTAGAGTATTTTCTATCGATGCTACCCAGATATCGTTATGAAAGTTTCTCCTGCAAACTTCAGTACCCCAGTGCTGTAACACCCATCGGGGAGTAAGATGAGGAACATTTAATCGTTTTGCCCACCACTCGTCAACTTCTTCACGCCATTGTCTACTAGATAGTGTAGTGCCTTCTAGTAACTCTCGGTCCCAGCCGAATATAGCGGCAACAGCATCTTTAAGTGGTGTTGCATAACTTAGTTTTTTGAATCCATGAAATCTAATAAGGTAGTCTGCTACAGTATCCTTACCGCTACCGATCAAGCCTGTGATGCCTACGATCATATGAGGGTCTCCTGATAATGATTTAAGTATATTATAGTATATTAGTAACCGAATATCAAGTGATTTCGGGCTTCTTCAGAATTAATAGTGGTTAGAAAGGGAACTGTGAATAGTCTCAATATCTTTATTTTAGGTACATGTTTGAGAGGGGGACACCCTTGAAATAATAAATCCCATTCACGTTCTAGCACTATTTTCCATTGGTTGTGATTATGTTCAATGTCTTGCCATATTTCATCTTGATGTTCATCGCAACAGTCTAAGAAACTGGTCACCCGCTCATATGCAACATTGATGTATTTTTCTAAATCTTCTGCGATATAACCCTCACCAAAATCTACTAATTCAGGGTGACAAGTGTACTTTCTAAAGGTTCTGAATCCTAGTGATTCTAATGTCTTTTCGAACGTATCCTGCACACTTATACCTATGAATGGTTTTTTCACTGCGATAGGTTTCCAAGTTTTTTCAGTTACCGGAAAGACCATATTATCTTCTGGATAAACACCTTGAGCTGGATGTCTCCACCATGTTTCTGGATTTATGATAAGACTTGCATTATTGTATTGAGGAGGGAAAACATAATTAGCAAGATCAAACGCATGTAATTTTTTTAAAGCCATTTCTCCAAACTGGTCGCCCTCGAATGATCTAGCAAATTTAAAATATAATTCTTTCATCTTAGCTAAGTCTAAATCTAGATCATATAATCCGTTCATCCAATCTAGTAACATGCTGTAAGTTTCTTCTTGAAATTGATTAGGTTGACATGCATTCAAGACATAAGTTAACGAATAATCAAGACGGTCCATCTCGTCTTCAACGAAAAATTTATACAGCAGAGGAAATTTATGAGGTCTATTAGTAATATCTCCTAGCATCCAAAGTGCTTTTTTATTCCTATTAAAACTCCACTGTTTTGAATGATCTATACCTATAGATTTTTTCTCAGTGTCGTCTGATCTTAATAAGAAAAATCTTACCCTAGATCCATATATAGGATAGTAATCTGTTAGCTTTGAGAATTTTATAGATGCAGTTTCATATAACACATGAACTGATTTTAGATTAGGAAACATGTTACTTTCTTTACAGAACTTTAAACAGTCTTCTAACCAAGGTGTATAATCACCCTTAAGTTGAGGCTCATAGAGAGCGATTCCTATGATCAAATGTTCTATTTGATTTAGTACATTATTATCGATCTCTGTATCGATATGACCTCTAAAAAACGGCAACTTGTCTCCGGGTGTAGAACATTCGATTGCTAAAGCCCAGATATTGTCGTGAAACCAGATACTTCTGATATCTATCATTAAGAATTAACCTTGGATCCAAGTCAGAGGTTGTGAGTAATCTACGTAGTTCTTCAAGTCTGTCAGCAATCGTTCTTGCTCTGCTTTAGATTCTGCCTTCATTGCCGCGCCGTTAAGTGCAGTACCGCCGCCGGGTCCTGCAATAGTTGAGAATTTTTCACGTGCTTCACCCATGATGCCTTTTAAGACTGCTAGACAAAAATCATATAGCCAGGGAGAGATACCCGGATCTTGTAACAATGAAGTTTCTGGACGTTGAATATCTGCCCAGATTAGAACTTGTTCGCCTGAGCCTTTAAAGTCTCTTACGAATCTAATCTGTTTAGTGACTGGATCAAACGTATAGATAACAAAGCCACCAAACATTCTAGCGGCTAGCTCTACGTATCCTGCATAGAAATCATATGTCGCCATGCCACCTGCATAGTTGTAGTTTAACAAATAAGTGTTTAAGATCGCACTTGAGAATGGATCAAACGAACTTGCGGCTGGACCTGTCTCTAAGCCGATTGTTCTTCTGAATACTTGTCTTACGTTAATAAACTCACTAGGTAGGGTGTAAGTGTCTACGTTTTTGTCGATAGTCAACAGAGTATAAGTTTCTTGGACTGCATTCTCAGCACGTTGCCTATAGGTCTTTATCGTATAGATATAAGCCTGTTCGTAATGCTCAGGGTCTAGTTCTAGATCGATAATACCGTCGCCCAATCTGAAACGAATGTTATCAAACATTTCTTCTTTGAGTTGTTCTAGATTCAGATTGTTAGGTACTGCAAGAATATCAGAAGCCATAAAAGTTTTCCTTAATAAGTCTATTTATCAGGAACTGAATCGACTTGCTTCTTTAGTTTCTTTTTAAATTTTTCTGTAGGTTCACCCAAACCGCATTTTACATACAATTTGGCCCAGAACTCACCCTTCTTTTTTGTAGTTTTGTTAAAAAATTTTTCTAATATCATATAGTTATTTAGTCTGTTTACGGGGTTTACGGGGACGGCCCGTCGGACGGGGGCTCCTAAAAAGATCACATTGTACTTCTTTGATTCCCGTTGTTACTGTGTTTACAAACACAAAAGGAAAAAGACCGTGAATAAATCCTGCTACCGCTAACCAAAGTAGTTTAGCTGATGCTTTAAATACTCTTGCTAGATGAGTACCATATGGTATTCGTTGTTCTTTCAGATGATCAAAGTTCATACCCCTTTCCTCTTAAAGTAGTTGTAAAGATCATCTGCGTGTGCTTTGTGTGCAGCCTCATCATGATGACCATATTTTGCTTTGTGGTTCACGTGTCCACGTAATTTAAATTTCTCGTAGAAAGCATCTTCTTTGGTGCGGAAATTATAATAATGTTTGTCGTTCACCAATCTCATATAATGCCTAGTCCAAGGCAAGTTTTCTTCTGTGAAAACGTATCCAGCACTGGACATAAAATACCTATAATTATTTGCTTGACAAAAATATTGAATCATCAATATCATTTGTAGACTCAATATCTCGCAGAAGGGTACTTCATGTGCAATGAACCTATGATAACGTTCTTGCTTTTCTTTTTCCCTAGCAGAATATCCTGTGTAACCAGGATTGATCTGAATAAATTGTTCTTGATCTACTTGCCAGTCAGCAGAAGGAAATGAAGTATCGGCTGGAAACTCAAACGGAGCTTCGACTCTGATACTCTCAGTCCAGTTTACTAACAGTGCTACGTTGTTAGTTTTGTTGTTAACGATATCTTTGTTTTCAGCAAACCATCTTAAGATATGTCTAGCTACTAACTGATTAGTAGCGCCCGGTGTTGCAATATTGATAGGAATATATCCCATCTTTTGAGCAAACAGATTACCGAAACTATGTTCTCGGTTGTATTTGCTGTCTAGTGTACCATCGATCTCAGACCCAGATGAGTGAGAGCAACCTGCAATCACCATATAATTTTTCATGTTAAAATGCCTTCAAAATAATCATTTTGTCGTTGAAACGACCGTTTGGTTGCACTGCTACTGCTTTGATCTTGTCGAAATACTGTCGTGCCGCAGGCTTACTACCCATGACCTCTTTGATTTGTTCGCCCGGTTTTCTGAGTGTTTTGATCTGACTAGCAGACTTGTCAAAACCACACAGTGTGTTACCTTTGATAAACAGTTCTCCGCCTAGTGAGTCTGCAACATAGTGATGCAACTTACGCTTTGCCGTGTCATAGACCCAGGCTTCTTTTTTAAGATGCAAGTCTTTAGGATGAACACTTTCCAACTTTAAGTTGTTTGCTTCATCTTCGAACTTTCGCATATATTTTAATTTAGAAACAAGTTTGTCAATTGATACTGGCTTACGTGCCCTTTTTGCCCTTGTTTTAATCTTTAGGACATTGTATGAATTGATTGCCCCGATCAACTTATCATAATAAGCAATCAAGTTTTTCATTTGTGTTTTAGTAAAATGAGAGTAACCTTCATTTAGTTGCTCATCTTTACCTGATAGAACTTCTACGAATTCCGATTTCTCTTTTTCGTAATAGTTTACCAAAATACTTGTATGTTGTGGTAAGATATTTTGATCATTCAATAGCTTGATAACTTCAGATGAATGATCTACCCCAGATTTGGCTTTGAGATTATAGATAAACTCATCAATCAGACCATCAATCTCTCCACCAACTTCATGTGTGCGCTCACGCATTATGTCTTGAACAGACTTGCGTTCTGGCTTCTTTTCTTTTTCTGTATCTAATGCTTCTTCATCTTTTTTATTTTCTTCATACCAGCGATTTACAGGGGTCATTACTTTATCATTGATGAAGTTAATTTCTTTTTCTGAGAGGGGCCAGCCCCGATATTGAGCTAGCCGACACATTGCCCCTACGGTTTGAGTAATATGGGTATCAGGTACTTTCGACAACAACTTTGCGTCTTCTACCCGATCATTAGCATGTAGCCATTGAGACACGTAGTTTTTCGTCATCTTTTGATCAAAGATTTTACTGTACCAGTTTAGTGCATTGCCCAATTTAGAGTTGCGGTTTTCGTCCGTAATAGTATCTTCACGGAAATCGGGTTCATCTCCGTACCATTGGATGTCTTCCATAGTAAGGTTCAACGCATCAGGATCACGCATACTCGCACGTTTACGACTGACTTTGACTTTGCGCTTTGCCATTTTTTCTCCGAGTGATAGTAAGATAGAAACTACTTATAGCGTATTGTAAGCGATACGAAAAAAAATTGCAAGGCCTATTTTACCCAAATTAAAGCACGGGAAGCCCTACGATAAATATATATATGCCAAGACTATCATTATACAGACCCGAAAAGCAAAACGACTATCGTTTTTTGGACAGAACTATCTCTGAACAATTAACGGTAGGGGGCACCGACCTATATATCCACAAGTATCTGGGTCCCCAAGACAACGGGCCTTCAGCAGACTTTACTCAACCCCAATATGATAAGCTGGATCCATTAAATATCCAAGACTTGTTATTTCTGGAAAACAGAGATCGTAAGTATGCTAAGGATATCTATCGTTTAAGAGGTCATTACAATGTCCAAAACTTAGATTTCGATCTAAGTCAGTTTGGGTTATTCTTAAGTAATGATACTATCTTTGTCACTGTTCATTACAATGATATGATAGATGTTATAGGCAGAAAATTAATGGTTGGGGACGTTTTAGAACTACCTCACTTAATGGACTACAACCCATTGAATGAAACGTTCCCTACAGCACTGAAACGCTTTTACCAGATCACAGATACGAACTATGCAAGTGAAGGTTTTAGCCAAACTTGGTTCCCGCATCTATGGCGCATCAAGTGCGAGCCTCTAGTTGATAGCCAAGAATTCAGTAACATTCTCAAAGAGCCAGTCAACAAAGACAACTATCTAGGTGATTGGGACAAACTAAAAGTTTACCCACCGGGCTATGTAGTTTCATACGGTGATAAAAATTATATCTCATTACAAGAAGTACCCGCTGGTACAATACCAGGAGCAACAGATCCTGATCCATATTGGAAATTAGACACAACTGATTCACTAAAAGATATTCTAGGTCGTTACAATAAGAATTTAGAAATCAACGACAAGAACTTAGAAGAAGCAAAACGCATTCTACCAAAAGCAGGTTACGACACAACAGATTTGTATGTTGTTCCTGGATATGGACTCTGGGAAGCCAATGGCGTTCTGTCTAATAAATTAAATCAACCTGCACCGCCTGTCGATATTCGTAGCTGGATGCCCGGCAACTCTGCTTTGACTAGTACTGGTCAAGTTATCACAATGCGTAGCAGTCAATACAAATATTCTTCTTCAGGTATCAAAGTATCTAAAGAAACAATGAATGCTATTCAACAGAGATTGGGCGGCAAGATTGATCTAGAAAATATTATCGATAAGTTCGTACAAGCCAACTTACAGATATTAACTGAAGCACCTGAGATGATGAAGTCGGGATCAGGGGCATTAGAAGGTACAAAGATACTTTCTGTTCAAATTGCTGGTCCTGTTATAGGACCATACGGTACTGCTGATAACACTTATGCAACGGCAGACCAAGACCCAACTGCGGCAGGATTCACAGGTACAGAACCCTATGGTCCTAACACAATGAACTATCGTGCAGACTGTGATCCTAGATTCCAGTATATTGCAAGATCAACACCAAGAGATTTCGGTTATACAACAGGGTACTTGACAGGCGAGGGGGCTGCACCAAACGGTTTACCAACTGGTGCAGGCTTAGCGTTCCCTCAAGACCCGCAAGTAGGCGACTACTTCTTACGTATAGACTATACACCAAACGTCTTGTTCAGATGGGACGGGCAATTGTGGTTAAGAGTAGGTGAGAATGTCAGAACAGATACAGGTTACACTGCTGGAGATACATCATTGCAATCAGGATTTATTAATAACCAAGATGAAATCTTTGTAAATAATGAAGGGACTGAAGTTCCGTCAGCACAACCTCTATCATCGATGTTGCAGTTGGCACCTGATCCTATTCCACCAGAAGAGTAATTTATGGCACAGTATTTTTACGACAATCAGATACGCAGATTCTTGTTACAGTTTGCAAAAATTTTCAGCAATTGGTATGTTACCAAAGGTAACGATCCTAACGGCAACCCAATCTTAGTTAGAGTACCAATCATGTATGGTGATGCAAGTAGACAAGCATCTACTATCATAGCCAACAACTCTGCTAGTAACATGCCTTCTGCTCCTCTGATAACTTATTTCATCAACGGTTTAGAATACGATCAGAGACGCACACAAGAGCCGTACTTCGTTGAAAAGCAAAACATTAGACAACGTACATACAATCCTGAAACACAGTCTTATGACACTACACAGGGGCAGGCCTTCACTGTTGAGAAGTTGATGCCAGTGCCTTATACATTGCGTATTCAAGTTGACTTCTGGACTACTAACTATCAGCAAAAGTTAGAGTTAGTAGAACAATTAGGTACGCTTTTCAACCCAAGTTTAGAGATTCAAAGCACTGATAACTTTATCGATTGGACTTCGTTGAGTGTCGTATATCAAGACGGTTTGACATTCTCGTCACGTAGTATTCCTCAGGGAACAGGCAACCCTATCGATGTGATGTCTTGGAAATTTTATATTCCTATCTGGTTGACTACATCAGCCAAACTAAGAAAATTTGGAGTCATTCACAAGATCATCACTTCTATCTACGAAGGCAGAACTATCCAAGATATGCAAGATGATGATCTATTGCTTGGTACCCGTCAAAAGATTTCTCCATACGGGTACAAATTATTATTGATAGGAAACTCATTACAGTTATTACCACAGAAGGAACCTTTCTATCCTTCCAATAGTAGCTTAGATAGACCTACAAACCCCGACACTGACATTTTCTGGCCGTCTCTACTTAACTTATATGGAGCATATAAACCGGGATTGTCACAAATTTGGTTAGAAAATCCATATATGGATAATGAGATTGTAGGTACGATTGTAGTAGATCCTCTGGACGAAAGGTATCTAATTTATGATATCGATCCTGATACGTTACCCACTAATACACTAGAACCAGTAG